CTATTCAAGTCGAATGACACCAACTACGATAGCAAGAGATCTGATGGCGCTTACAGGCATGTCGAAAGGTGGATATATTTCCTTATTGTCACTAACAACTTGCACTGTCTTTGGATCTTTGCCAGGATAAATGCGTTTGCATATCGCGCCCTGCTCTGTATCCATTACATAAACCTTTCCCCATTGAATAAAGCTTTTAAGAGTAACCTTTTTGCAAGCTACGATATCACCGTTGAAATACTTAGGGTTCATCGACGTACCTGAAATGCGAATCAAAAAATCAGCCTTCTTGTTAAACTCAGGAATTATGTATCTATCAGCATCCCGGTATAAAACCTGAATATCACCATTACCAAGTCCTGCTATAGCATCCACAGGTATCAGTGGGATTCCGGACGACTTACCTTTAGAATATGGAGTTGATGCTTCATTAACCTTTCTTGAGCTCGTATCGGACATATCGGTATTTAATAGGTCGTCTATTGTGACTTTAAAGTGGTTTGCCAGCAGAATCAACGTGTCTAGGTCTGGCTTGCTGTGGCCGGTTTCGTAATTACTATATCGGCTTGCTGAGGTAAATCCCAGATCAAGACTTAGTTCGTGTTGTTTTTTACCGGCTTTCTTACGTAGAAATGCCAGATTATTTGAAAAATATTCCATTGAAATTCAGGCAAATAATATTTAAATTCACAAATAATTTGTTGTTTGGTTAGGAAATACCAAATTATTTGGTGTACTTTGTACCGTACACAGTACAAATAAACGGAAAAAAGTAATAGCAATGGAAAAAGAGGTAAAAAAAGATCATCTGGATGAAGTAAAAGGGCACCTCATTACTGATTTAGCTGAAGCAGGCAGGTGCAGTAAAGAGTATGTGAGAAAAGTGATCAGCTTCGAAAGAAAAGCAAATTCTAAAAAAGCAAAAGCGCTCCTGCGTGCCGCTATTGCACTAAATAGAAGCATCATTAAAGGTAAGGAGATTGTGAAGCGTGAATTATCAATCATTTCTGAAGGGGACGAGGCGTGAGAACATTTGAATATCATAACAACATCTTGTGCGTGGTTGCAGACGTGCTTTATGAAGGCATAGGTTTAATTTCCTATGAAGCCTATTTGCAAAAAGCGCATCGCGGCACTTTGCGCCGAGAACGAAAAGCTTGTCCGGGTTCAAAAGCGTTAATCAATTACGAGCTTCTTCCAGATGCATGGAAGGAGCTTATTGTTGAGAAATACGGAAACCCTTACAGCACAGTAAAACACGAGTCGTTTATCGACTTTATAGTGAAGGATCAGGACGCTGAGCGATTTTATCGCGAATACGTATATAACGAAAATAGCTCACTCAGTTTAGAGCGCCAGAAAGAGTATTGCATCAACGCAGAGATTCTGAACACCGTCCAGATAGTAATTCAGAATCGAAAAGCTCGTTGCAAAGCACTTGGAGGTCGTGCATCGAAAGTATGGGAGAACATCAGCGCGATTTTAAACGAATTGGATAGGAAGCGCTTTCCACACACACTTCCAACAAATCAGCGCAGCCTTCAAAGAGTGTTTAAACGCTATATGGACAACGGTTATATGGGGCTTATTCACAAAAATTACGGGAATGACAACAGTGAGAAGATTAACGATAACGCGAAAATTTGGATACTAACTCGCTGGTCGAACCAAGTTGAACGATGCGCGAATATAAATCAATTGTTCATGGAGTACAACCGGATCGCCCCTGATCGTGGTTGGAAACAACTTGAAGATCCCGCTTCGTTAAAACTGTTCCTGAATAGAGAAGACACACAACCGCTCTGGTGGGGACATCGTTACGGCGAGCTTCGTGCAAAAGAAAAGTACAGCTACCAGCATTCTACAAAACTTCCTACAATGCGCGACAGCTTGTGGTATAGTGATGGTACAAAACTGAACTACTTCTATTTGAACGCTGAAGGTAAGGTTTCAACCATCAATGTGTACGAAGTAATGGATGCTTATAGCGAAGTTTTACTTGGTTATCATATTGCAGAGAAAGAAGACTACCAAACGCAATATAGCGCCTATAAAATGGCGGTGCAATTCGCAGGCCACAAACCGTATCAGCTAGGTTTTGATAATCAGGGTGGACACAAGAAACTTGAAAACGGAAGCTTCCTTTCTAAAATCGCCCACCTCGCAATCAAAACACAGCCATACAACGGAAAATCCAAAACAATCGAAAGCGCATTTAACCGATTTCAGTCTCAATACCTAAAGCAAGACTGGTTCTTCACCGGACAAAACATCACTGCTAAAAAACTCGAAAGCAAAGCACAACTTGAGTTTATCAATGCTAATAAAAACAATCTTCCTTCCCTAAAGGAAATTAAAGATCGTTACAAGCAACGCCGCGATGAGTGGAATAACAGCTTACACCATGTCACCGGTTTACCGAGACTTGAAATGTATTTGAATAGCAAAAATGAAGCTTGTCCTAAAGTAGAGATGTGGGATATGGTAGAAATCTTCTGGATACTTCGTGAACAACCTGTAATGTACAGTGCCTATGGCCTCACTTTTCAAGAGAAAAACGAGAAGTACACCTATACAGTGTATAACGCTAACGGACTGCCTGATATGGATTGGCATGGAAAGAACATCGATAAGAAGTTCTTTATAAAGTTTGATCCTGAGGATATGGGCATGGTTCTACTTTACGAAAAAGATTCTGCCGGTGAGCTTCGCTTTGTAACTGAAGCAAAAACGAAAGTTGAAATCGCTCGCGGAAAACAAGAGCAGACAGATTTCGATCGCGCCTATTTAGCTGGAATTAAAAAAATCAATGACGAGGCGCGTGTTCAGCGTGTGGCACAAATGGAAACAATGCTACAGGAAAACGGCGTGTCTGTATCAGACTATGGATTGAATCAGCCTGCTATTCTCGGCATCAACTCTAAAAGAAAAAAAACCAAGAGATCAAAAGAGGATTTCGGCAAGCTTCAGAAGCAAGAAAGTGAACTAATACCTGTATTAGTTAACAAGGATGATGAAGAGGATATTAACATATATGATAGAATGTAAAAAACCCTGCAAGGTTGCAACTCACAGGGTTTAATGTATAAACAATATAAAAAAGAGATGACAAATTTAAACAAACAACAAATCAAAAACAAATTGGCGGAATACTGCGAGAGGTATGAAAGCCAAAACAAAGCAGCTAACAGCCTGAAAGGTGTAAGCGCTGGTACCATCAGCCAAATCCTTAGTGAAAAGTGGGAGCAAATAAGCGATGAGATGTGGATGAAGGTTGCAAAGCAAGTTGGGTATTCAACAAAGCATTGGAACATAGTGGAGACTCGAAACTTCAAATTCTTCTCCGCATTGCTTAAGGACGCGGCTTTCAATAGCAATGTTATTGCAGTGGTTGCACCAGCTGGTGCAAGCAAATCAGAATCAGCGAAGCATTATGTTAGTAAAAATAAACGTGCATATCGCTTGGAATGCAACGAGTACTGGAATCGGAAAATGTTCTTATCTGAGCTTCTCACTGTTATAGGACGCGACTACAGTGGTTTAAATGTGAACGAAATGGTTGGAGAGATTGTTCGCACACTTAAGGTTCAGGATTGCCCTGTAATCATTCTAGATGAATTCGACAAGGTAAGCGACCAGGTGCTTTACTTCTTTATTACCCTATACAATCAGTTGGAAGACAATTGTGGTATTGTGGTTTGTTCAACTGATCACCTTGAGAAGCGTATTAAACGCGGATTGAGACTGAATAAAAAAGGTTATAAAGAATTCTACAGTCGCATTGGCAGAAGGTTTATTGAGCTTCCGGGAGTAACCACAACAGACATTACACAAATCTGTATTGCGAACGGTCTGCCTGATAAGGAGGATATCAAGAAAGTAATTGAGGACAGCGACTATGATTTGCGCCGAGTAAAAAGAAAAATTCACGCATTAAAGAACGCTGCATAATAGTATATGACCCAGACCCCCATAGTTAACAAGAAAAGAGCTATATCAATCGACAAACTTCTTAAAACGAAGTTTGTTGATATGCACTTCGATGGAAATTGGAAAGAGGCATTAGGTGTTCCAGAAATGTCCGGAACGTGGTTCATTTGGGGCAACTCTTCAAACGGTAAAACAAGCGGGTGTCTTAGGCTTGCCAAATACCTTACAAAGTTTTCTAAAGTAATTTACAATACACTGGAAGAGGGCGCTCGTAAAAGCATGCAGCAAGCCATTCAACGCGCCGGAATTAAAGACGTACAGAGGCGCTTTACGCTTCTTCATAAAGAGCCTATGGAAGAATTGGCCTCACGTTTACAGAACAGAAAAAGCGCTCGCATTGTATTCATCGACAGCTTTCAGTATTGGGGACCAACCAAGAAGGAATTCATTCGCTTTACAGAACAGTTTCCAAATCATCTGTTCATTTTCGTTAGTCACGCCGAAGGAAGGGAACCAGCAGGTAAGGTTGCTAGGCATGTTAGATACCACTCTGACGTGAAAATCTTCGTTGAGGGATATAAAATGATCTGTGAATCACGATTTGGAGGCCAAGGGGAAATTGTGGTAAGCGAAGAGAGAGCCGCAAAATACTGGGGAGAAAAAACGAAACAACAATACATGCCAAAATATGATGAGACTAAATCCAACGGAGATAGCGTTGCTGGAAGCGAGAATAGAGCAACTGCGCACTCAAAACAAACAGGAACAAAAACAAAGCGAACCAGACAAACGCCTACTGAAATACAATAAAGAAGCGATAGTAAGAATAAGCCACTGGATAATAGACGGTAGAAAATGAAACCAAACCTAAATATAATCGAACAAGCCACCAGCATCGACGCACAGCAGCGCGGCGAGATGCTAATGGAGTCTGCTTATATGTGGATTGAAAGATATTTCGGAACAGATCCAGTTATCACCAACGCGCTTAATCAGAGTGTTCATTTCTGGAAATGGTGGGCAGGACAGTGGGACAATCGTGATAACGATTTCCTATACTGGTACGACTATCAATCAAAGCTTTATGCCCGCCTTGAAATGAGTATTTCCCGCGAGCAGGCTCTGGAGTTCTACCGCGATTTACACGACTGTGGTAAACTTGGTATAGTGCCCAATCGATTGGTGCAATCGGAATTCAACAAGCTACTTAAAAGCGAACAGGAAAAATTAAAAACCCTTAAGCAAAGTAAAAAATGATATCTAACACGCCGGTTACTGTAAACATCCTGGTTATTAAGCATGTGCTTTACTGGCTGGAGCTTCATATTGAGGAGGTTCTTTCGCCAGTAAGCAATGATGATAAATCTTACCGTGGTTTCGCAATGATCTGCGGGATCCTTCAGGCACCAGAGCTAAAAGACTTCTCTATGATGCCTGTCCAAATCGCAGAGTACTTCGGTCACCCGGAAGTGACAAAGTACGAAGTACAAAAAGCGACTGAAAAACATCGTCACTGCATGTACATCATGTCAGAGCATCGCATCGTAACAGAGAAGATTATCACCCGCGCGGTTCAATACATTAACAACATCACTAAAAAAGTATATGAAGAACAGTAACGAGATACAATTACTTCAGCAGAAGCTTTCTGACCATCAGCAAAAAATAGTGGATCTGAACAATTGGTTAATGCGCAACCATGATCATCCAGACCGATCAAAAGTATGGAGCGATAAAGCATACCACGAACGCGAGCGAAGTGTTGTAGAGCGCATGATAAAAAACGTAGAGGTTGGGATACCTGCGCTAGGGTTTCCTCCAGAGATATCTGTTCCATTCGATAGTAAAACGCAAAATAAAATATAATAATATGATACAAACATCAAAACAAAGCACATGGACTGATGCATCAGGCGTTCAGGTACCATTTAATCGGGTAACAAAACTCGAAAAGAATAAAGAGGCAGCTGCTGCAAAACTTCAAAAGTCAGCCAATCAAATAACTGATCTTTTAGCAGATTTTAAAGAAGTAATTGAGAAATGTACCGCTGCTTTTTACGAAGAGGTTCTGAAGGAAAACAAAGCCGACAAACGCGAACGTAAAGGAAACTTTACATGGTTCAATTTCAATAAAACCATTAAGGTTGAACGTTCAGCTACCGAGCGGATAGAATTTAAAGATGTGGAGATCCAGCTTGCAAAAGAAAAGCTTGACAGTTTCATCACTGACAGCTTAAGCAGCGCAGATGCTTTCATCAAGGAACTTGTTAACGATGCCTTTCAAAACACTAAGGGCGGTTTAGATCCTAAGAAAGTATTAAGCCTTTTGAAATACAGATCGAAAACAAAAGCTGTTAAGTTTCACGAGGCTTTGGATCTAATTGAAAAATCAATAGAGCGTAATAGTAGTAAAACGTATTACCGCATCTCTGTTAAGAATGAGCAGTCCGGCGAGTATGAATACATCAAACTGAACTTTAGCGATTTCTAGTCGCATCCCCATCCTGCATAGATCAACGCAGATCGTCTCGTTAGTTTTTGAGAGTTGTTTGTTTAATAATAGCGAGGAGATGCCGGTTCGAGCCCGGTTGCAGGAACTGAAACCCTTATAAAACCAAAACCATGCAAAAAGAAGCACAAGTCAATTTTTCACAGTTCACCGAAGAAGAGCAACTAGAAATGAGTCTTAACCAGATTCGCCGTCGCGTGTCGCCTCCATACGCGCCGTTTACACATTATCCTTTCGCTTACATCTCAGGAAAGATTAGCGGAGAGCCTGAAGGCAACAAGCACAAGTTTGAAGCGGCCAGCGATCTGCTTAACTCAAAAGGCTACTGCGCTGTAAATCCACACAAACTACCCGCCGCACACGATAAAGAATGGCACTCATACATGCGCGAGTGCTGCTCACGCCTTAGCAAGTGTGATGTGGTGTTCGTTCTGGATGATTTCAGTAATTCCCGTGGCGCCAGAAGAGAAGTTCTTCTTGCTGAGTGGCTGAAGATCCCGGTATACTCAATCGAAAACATGAAGCGGGTTCAACTTAGCTTTTGGATGAAACTTAAAATGATTTTAAACCTCGCTTAAATGCTACGCAACAAACAGCAAAATAAAGCGCTTCACCTTCTTGTTGGAGAACTGAACATCAGCTCCGAAATGAAGGAGGAACTTGTGTATCAGTTCACAAACGGGCGCGAGACCAGTTCATCTAAAATGCTTGTTAACGAATGTCAGTCGCTTATTAACCACTTGAACCATATTAAGAACGGCACATCGGCAACTAACCGAAAGGTAAGTAACCACTCGGTTAGCCGTATGAGCCGCGAAGATAAAGACAAGTGCCAGAAAATGCGCCGGAAGATCCTAAGCATCTTCCATGAAATGGGATGGAAGAAGCAAGGCCAACTGGATTGGACGCGCATAAACGAGTGGCTGTTAACTCGTGGATATCTGAAAAAAGCGCTTAACGATTACAAGCTGGCTGAACTGCCTAAGCTGGTTTCACAAGTGGAAAAATTATTACTGCATCACTACAATGGGAAGATATAGTTTTAAAATGACATATATGGACTGGACCACCGTTAGCGCTTATTTGAAAGCCACGCAGAATTACGCAGGTGTCGTTCCGCACGAGCGCTCAAAAGGCAAGCGAATCCATAATATGGTGCTTTCCGTTTTAGGTGAGCTTGCACATCGCTTGGACGTGCGCCTTTGTCGTGTAAAAAGCGAAATCAGCTTTTCAATGAAGAGATATGAAGCGCTTGCTTTCCTGTCCGCATACGAATACGGGTATCTGCCAACCGGCGTGATTCCTATTCAGGAGATAGTAACCATAATTGACAAGCAAGAATGATTAAGAAGTATCAATACTTTTCAAAAGGGTTTAACAGTAACGTAGTGCTTTGGTACCGCGATGGACTTCTTCTTAAAGTGGAAGTAGAAAACCCGCTCCCGGAAAATGTAAAGGATCCTAAGTCTTATTACATAAACCACGAGGAGAACTTTCTTAAAATGTGCCGAGCGCACAAGATTCAGTACACCGAAATGGAGCGTGAGATATCATTTGAGATGTTCTGGGACAGATACGGTTACAAGGTTGATAAAGAACCAGCTCGTAAATCGTGGCTTAAGCTTTCTCCAACTGAGCAGATCCAAGCGTACGATTTCATTCCTACATACGAAAGCCAGCTTAAACAAAGCCAGCTCGCTAAAAAATACCCAGTTACTTATTTAAACAAAAAAACATTTATCAAGTAATGGCATACAACAAAGAATCATTGCAACGACGGAATGAAAAAATATGGAAGGAATATCAGCGTCTTGAGGCTATGGTAACGCCAAAAGGCCGTATGAAACATTCTTATGAGGCTATTTATGAAAAAGTAGCAGAGAAGTTCTTCCTGTCGGAACACCGGATTCAGGTAATTATTAAACAAGTAGCAAGAGAAAAATAAAAATATAACACCATGCGCCAAATTAAATTTGCCAGAGTATATCCGGCACATCATCCAAAAAAAGGTCAACCAACAAACTTTGCCACCGGAGTGTGCAAAGCAATTTACGGTGAAGATTTCGGAAAGGATCTTCCTGCTTGTGAAACAAAGTGGCACACCGTTCGCGAAGGAGAAAACTATAAGCCAGGAGATCAGTTTTCGCCAACGCAATGGACAGGCCGTCCTTACCACTCCAAAGTTGTTCCGTTCACCAACGCAATTACCGTTCAAAAAACATTCAAATTTCGCATAAACAAGAAGGGAGACTACATAGTATCAGGGAAGAAAGTTGGCCTCGATAAACTAAAAGAAATAGCGAAAAACGACGGATTTTCAGACGTGGACGACTTTGAATTATGGTTCAAAGGCAGTAAGGAGTTTAAAGGACAAATAATCAGTTGGAGTAAAACCATTAAGTATTAATCATGGCAATTAAATTCCTACATACAAACCTTGCCTTTCTTCGACAATGCGAAGGATTGTCACAGGCAGATCTTGTTTCTGACATAGAAACGTTTCAGGGCGTTGCCATATCTCGTTCGGCTTATGGATCCTATGAAGAGAACCGCAACGAACCGAGACTTATTGTAGTGAAAGCAATTGCTGATTACTACGAGATATCAATTGATGACTTATGCTTTAAAAATCTTTGTGCCAATGGATAACTCTATATATAGCCTGAAGCCACAGTTCTTCTCTGAGCATGGAAGATATGTTATTTATCTGGATGTTAAAGGCAGAATAAACGATGGGATTATCGCCATTATAGATGCAATACCAGGAGTGGAGCTTATAACCATCCGGTCAAAATACAGCGCTGATGTCATTATTGGAAAAATGTTCTCACCGGATATACACAACATCATGCAGCAAATTGCTGATAAGGTAATTGACTTCTATACACCAGAAACAATTATGTAAACATGGCAAATCAGTTTCAGCTTCAATTTCCGCCCTTTCAGTCGGACACCTTTCAAAAGGTGCGTGAAGCTTACACTCTTATTGACATACACAACCTTCAAAAGGAAATAGAAAAGCTTAAGTATTCAATTCGATCCTATAAAGGGCACGAAACAAGAAAGAAGAATGACAAAAACAAATAATTGTACTGCCTGTCGATTTAAACGAGAGGGAGTAAAAACAAGAAAGCAAATTCCACACACTTGTATAAAGGAAGTGAAGCCACAGGACGCTAATTGCCCTCGCTGCGCTATGAAGTGCGAGTACACGCATACGCTAACGTATTACGGAGTTACAAAACAATCTTTCTATTGCTACAACTGCCAGAAGCCATTTACAATTCCGGTTGCCGGACTGAAGTTTAAAAATCTTATTAAAAACGATGAAAAAAGGACAGAATACTAACTACGAGCATCACTACTTCCAGACCGGTATTAGCCACAAAAAATGCTACTCGGATCTCCTGTCGGAAATCAAAAACAGAACTGAAAACCACAGGAAAGCCAAGAACATTAGCCGAAAGAAAAAACGTAAATAAACAATCAATACCATGCAAATGAAAACAATTTACACCACAATCACATTGCTTCTGCTAAATACGTCAGCGGCACAAATCCTGATACCGGATTCACTTCTTGAAGATACAATCGATGGAAGCATGCACGCGGATAGTTGGGCGGATCATGTAGCAGAGCTTCTGTTACAAATTGACAAAAAGCAAAACACTGTTTATTACACCGCTGATGGAAAGGAAACACCCATTCGTTACAACGAGCTGTTGATTTCAGATTACAGAGGTAAAAGAAAGAAGATTGTTGTCATAAACCAATAAACTATGAAAAAGATTGACATTAAACAAAAGGCTGAAAAATTAGCCGACAAAATTGCAACTGGAAAAAGGCAATTTGTAACCGTTGACAGAGATATGCTTTTAAAAGTTGGTAAAATTTTTGAGAAAAAATACAATGGCGAATTTGCATGGTTTGGTCTAGGAAATGCTATTTGCATAAGAAAATCAAAAGCCCCTTTTACACTAAAAAGCACGAAGGTAAAAGCAAAATGAGTGATAACTATTACTGTATGGCTCGTCGTAATAATGCGAGCCATACAGAGTTATCACTCGTTTAAATTTTAGAACATAAACTAATGAAATCAGCAGACAGCCTTACTTACGACATATTAAAAAGACTCAATGATGTAAATCAAATTATTGATAACGGCCTCCTGTTGTTTAAAAAAAACATTAACAATTCATTTCGGTTTTATTACAGAGGTGGTTATTACAACATTGTTGAGTTAAAAGCAGAACTCGATAGTTATGGTGTTGAAAAGAAAAAACTTGAAAAGTTGCTTTCGTTCTATGAAGAAGTATTACAGGAATAATTAAAAAAACTATGGACAACAAAAACTACGCAATAATAGGCACTGGGCATGGCAAGGCTGCCATAATTGAAATGATAAAAACCTTTGCAAAAGAGGGAATGGTTGTTGTGGACGCTAAAGACTTGAGTCTCGGAACAACCTTTGATGAAATCATGAAGCAACATCCGGTATATCAAATAACTGCACCGGAAATACATGTTGCACCAACAGATTATAAAAGCGGCAAGCAATACCGCAGAGATCGCCGGGCTAAAGAACGAAAATTTAATAAACGTAAATAAGACCATTATGGTCTCAAAATTAAAAAATATGAATACACACAAAATTCAATTCAGAGGTAAAAGCATTGGTTCACTTGAATGGATATATGGCGACCTGTGTCAAAATTACGAAGGCGATCCGCTTGGTAAGTATATTATTGACGAAGACTGCACGTATCACAAAGTTTGCCCGGAAACGGTTGGGCAGTTTGTAGGCAAGCTTTCGTCAGGCGATGAAGTTTATATAAACGATATTATTCAACACGGGCAATCCGTTAGAATTGTGAGTTATCGAAACGGCAACACGTGTTTAGACCGCCCCTCATTAACTGAGTCAATTCTATTATCCTTTTCGGAAAACCCTAAAAAATTGGGGAACGTTTTTGATAATCCTGAACTACTTAAATAAGACCATTAATGTCTCACAATAAAACAACTATGGAAAAAGCAATTGAATTTTATGTATGGATGATTAATAATCACGAAATCACCACTGATGAAGGCGAGCTTAAGAAGCTTTATCTGGATTTCATCACCGAAGAAAAAGCAAAACAAAAGGAGTTTGAAAACTCGCTCCGAAACATTCGCAACGAACATTACAAATAAGACCATTACGGTATCACAACTAAAACCGGGAACAGGGATCTGAACGCATAATAAAATGAAAATAGAAAATAAATTGAACGCTTCGGAATCTTCCGCTTTCAGAATGTTGGTTGAATGGTGTTGTGTTTGTAATCCCACTAAGGCTGAAAGCACTTTCGCGCCAGTAGGCGAGCCAGTAAACACGCGATGTAAATGCGGAAACGAAACAACCTACACTAAGTTAGAAACTGCATACGCGAAACACGAATCAATGCAATAAGTTTAACAGAAAGCGGGAAAGTAGACTAATGAGAAGTGAAAATCTATACAAACCAATGAGGCACATCGTATATTTATTGGCCGCGGCAGGAATGATTATACTTTGGTTGTTTGCGTTCATGGCTACCGTGCTAATTTCTATTTACTGGTTATCTGTTGAGAAAGGTTCTTTTGGGTTAACCTGGAAAGAATTTTGGAAGTTCTCACTTAATTTTTGGAAATAATGAATTAAATAACAAAATGGTTTAAGAAGCTCTGTAGTTACTAATAATAAATAAAACCGGGAACAGGGATCTGAACACACAATAAAATGAAAACAGAAACAGTAAACACAAACTTTGTGGTAACGCGCAACAGGGAAGTTCCGTACCACGCAGATTCGAAAGTAAAAGTGGCGCAGATTTCGCTTCATCCAGAACTACAAACGGAGGAAGACGCTCCAAACCGTAAGGCGTGGGTTGCATCTCCAGAGGGTGAGATACAGATGGCATCGCTAAACCCCGAAGCCTTCAGAAACTGGCCTATCGGAACGAAGGTTACAGTGAGCATGGTGGCGCAGCTGATGGAACCGCAACCGGTTGAAACGACCGAAGCGTAAATTGAGGCGGGTATTACCCGCCCTTTTAATTTAAGATAACTTATACCCAATCAATATAAAAAATGACTATTGATAATTATAAAACAGCAAAACTTATTAGAGAACAAATACAACATTTTAAAATTAAGCAAACTCAAATTAGGCAAATGAAAGAAAGAATTGACGATGAAGATTTTAATAATCTCAGACGACTCGCTTTTGATGGATGCGAATTTGCAATTAACACGTTGGAAAAAAAATTTGAGAAGCTGTAAAATAGGTGTTACCTAATTTAAAATCATTAACTTTAATATATGAAAACAACTCTCACATTCATTTTATTGATAGCAGCAACGCTCTGCTTCTCACAATCGAAACAAGATAAAATAAACAAGGCTGCGGACTTCATGTCTTCCAATATGATTAAGCAGGCCGACACCGCTTTCGCTCAGCTGAATCGCGAATATCCCGGCGACTCGTTGGTATTACGTGCCGAAGCTATCACTTACTGGAAGTATGGCCGCGTGAAAGATAACGTTAAGCTTTTGGATCATTCACTAAAGCAATTTAAAGCGCTTGAGTCCAAATATCCTGGAAATGCCGAATTTAATTTGTTTATAGCAACCGCAAATACAAAGAAGTGCGATGTATCATATTTCAGCCATAAAACGCCAGAAATCGAAAAGAAAGCCCTCCTAAGCGAATATAAAAGCCTTAAGGCTGACATTGAAAAATACAGTGCTCAACTGGATCCGTTAAAGCATGGCGTGGTGTCAATCGCTAAACAGGATTTAAGCAACATTCAAAACCGTATTGAACAGCTGAAATGAAAGCAAGTGAATTAAGAATTGAAAACCTTGTAATGGGTGGTGATTATGAAGGTATTTGTAGGGTTCGGACTATTGATGATATCGAGAATGTATGCTACGTGTTAAGACTTGAATATTCCGGACAAATGATAAATGGCGTGCAGTTAGATTTAAACGAACTTAATCCAATTCCCCTAACAAAAGAATGGCTTGTGAAGTTTGGTTTTTTTGAAGGTAATGACGTTGCATCGGGCGAGGATGGATATTATTTTTCAGAATCAGAAATCCCGAAAATTAGAATTGCATTTGATGATGCGCATGGTGTGTTTGTAAGTATAAGATTTCATTTTACACACGAATGGACAGACTTACACAACCCATTTAAAAGCGAAAAAAGTAATTTTATTTACGTCCACCAACTTCAAAACCTTTACTTCGCCTTAACAGGCCAAGAACTAAAAATCCCCTTTTAAAAAATAAAATTTGAATATAGCATGAAATGGAGTGATGTAAAAATGGTTATAAACGGGAAAACAATTAAAGGTATAATGCCAATGGTTTTTTCTGGGATGGTTGGGTGCACCAACTCAGTTAATGCACCAGCCATTATGTATACGGTTCTTGAAGATCGTTACGAGCAGTATCCCGGAAGGTATGAACTAAAGGTGCAATTGCAAGATTCTGCTACAACCGAACAGCTTCGCGAAATAGCTGAACATCTTAAGGAAACACACGGGAAGTCGGATTCGTTTATTATCTTCTTTTACTTACCCGAACAAAGTAATGCGTGGATTCGGGTGGATCTCCCGAAGTTTGAAGTTGATGTTTTACCAAAACTGGAAAGCCCCGAATAACCGGGGCTTTTTTATTAAAGATCTACTTGATACAGTGCAATGTTTTGGTTTTGTGGCGGCGCTGGATTATTGTTTAGCGACACACCACCTATCTGCACGCTTTGCGTTTCTTCGTACGGAGCATAATCCCTTATTATACACGCATAGCTCTGAAAGTAACAGATAACTCCTCGGCTGTCTGTACGATATCTCCCAAATGCCACCCGATCCAATTTACTGAAGTGTACGCCATGTTTGCCCTGAAGTAACTTGTGAATTTTACGGTTTACATTAATAAATTCCAGAGCGGTTGTTTGATTATCACTCCCTTCAAAACTGTCGCTAAGAGTATCGAACGCGTGGTAAAACGTAACAATCATATTCATGTCCTGCACATTCTTTCCGGTGGTTTCTATCTTATCAGCATTGAAGTCAATAAATACACTATGCTCGGGGAAAGGATATTCCTCGTCCTGGTTATTTATCTGCTCAAAGAACAGGTCCACATGTTTGATCTCGCTTAGTGGTCCGGTCGGATCTATTATCAATTGGGAAAGCTCTTTGTAAGCTTCGCCCCAGTTTTGTTCTGCTACCATATTAGATTTTACTTAAAAGGCGTTTAAATTCTCTTTGTATTAAATTATTCAGTACCGGACTATCGCCAATAAACTGGCGCTTTGGTAAGTTCATTTTTCGGTTGTGCGATTTTACTTGGTGTCCCGCGCCACGGATACGCTTTATTCCTGTTTTAAGAGCTCTGCCGCTTTTGCTGTAACGTGTGGCAATCTTTCGGCTCGCTACCCTGCTATGCTCTCCTACGCGCACTGTTTTTCGCAATCCTTTATTATGCGCAGCTGCATAAGGTTCATCGGTACCAACTGCAACGCCAGCGTTCCAGCTTGCCCGTATAACTCGTATGCTGCGCTTCAATCGTCCGCTATCGGTTAGGATTGCGCGTCCGCTATTTCGTTTACTACCAGCTTTACGAGGCTTCCACGGTTCGGTTGTATTGCCTACCCAGTTCTGCTGCCTGAAGCGATCAAGAAAGAAGTTGTGACCAATATTGGCAGCAATTCGCGGGAATGGCTGAAGCGCCGCTTCAACCTTTTTTACATACTGCGAAAACTGTCTTCCAAAATCGTCCACCTTACTTCAGCTCTTTTGGTAATTGCTTGTTAACCTCTTTGTCAATCTGCTTCTTGTCTGCCTTGCTGATCTCGTCGTAATACGGATGCGTATCAGGAAATGCAACGCCTGTCTTTCCAACATTGTTTTCAAACATCGGCTTCAGATCCGGGAGGAGGATATCTTTCTTATCCGTTATCTTTCCGCTCGACAATTTCCTGATAACAGAGCGCTCACCCCAATGCAAAGGCAGGAAGTGTTTATCCCAAAACTCATCATCAGCCGGAAGCGTAACGCCATCCAGTGAGATGCAGATGTCAGTTGTACGGTTATCGAGAGTCGCATCAAATTGCAGGAGAGGTAGCGTGTCTTTTGTGTCCTGTATTTCCTGCCACTGACGAATTGCCTGGCTGCTTACAATCGCATGATCAAACTCCGCCTTCAGGTAAGTAACATTGTAGTTGTTGTGAACCTTCAGTACTTCTTTTTTAAACTCGCCCCATTGCCGTGCTTTACCGTCCTCACCAATCAGCTTGTCACTTATCGCCCGCAGCTGCTGGTATGTTTTAACACCAGAGAATACGAACATGTTTTTGTGAATGGCCTTAAGCATCTCAAGATCTCGCGTGCTCAAATCTTCATCATCCAGCGAAAAGCCAAAACCTGAAGTAACCGCTTCTTGTAAATGCTCTGCTGTCTTCTTCAGAAGATCCCGGTCGATAACGCCTGTTTTCTTCCCTTCAAACATTGCTTTAGCAACCTTTAATACTATTTTAAGGAAACCGGGAGTAGATGCAGCAGCTGGCGAATTTAACGCCTGTTTATTACAGCAGGATGCTCCATATAATCCCCTGATTTTAGCCTCTAGGCTTTTTTTTTTATCCGATGGTAATGTTGCAGATGGAGTAGTTGTTTTTCTGCCAATAATGGGAATGCCTGTTTTAAGCGTTACAAACTCAGGATCTACTTCAAACTCGCTAGAAAGCTTTACTACATAATCCACCACCTCGCTTACGGTAAGATCTTCAGACCTGTCCCATTCCAGTTTTAAGTTGGCCAGAGATCTGTATGCAGGACTAAGCTGAACAAGGCGCGGAATTAGAATGTCGTTAATCAGGTACTGAAGGAAAGTGAGATCTGCTTCATGGCGATCTTTACTAATCTTCTGCAAGATTTCCATGCTTCCGTAAGTGCCCTTGTTGTTATTGCTGTTGCTGGTGGAGCTCTGCCCCAGCAAGTGCATGGCCTGCTCAGCGTTCAGAATATTAATCAGGGCTTCAAAGCATCGCGTAGGATCTGTTCCGGCAATGGTGTGAAGCTTTAACTCCTCATCCTTATTCAAGACAGCCCAACCAGCGGAGCCCATGTTCTCGAGAATTATCGCTAATTGACTCTGGCGGACTTTATCCATATTGGAAGAGTGAACCGAACGGAATGGAATTCCCATCTTTTCGTTAAACTCAGACCAGTGACCAATTGCATATTTCTTAGCTAGTATCGCAGGCGCAGCCTTATACAATAAGCCCAGGTCTGTTGCTTTACCAACTGGCAGATAAAACGGCGCTTGAGCGCCATCCAAATAGCCCCACCCTTTATCGTCGCCCAATTCTTTTACAACAATTCCTTTGTGCGGCTTTACGTGGTATTTGTTCACTCGTTCACATTTAGCCAGCTCTCCGTCTTCCCGGAACTCATATAACTCCAGAAGAGAATAACCTTCAAAACGGCTAGTGATTGCGTGGTGAATAAAATCTAGGAACCACTGGCGCTCAAACAAACTTTTCGCGTCGTCAATGGGTTTTTTGTTCTTATCAACAATATTAAACTTCGACTGCTGTAACTTCAGAATACGAGTTTCAATGTTTGCCGACAAAGTAAGATCCACTTGTATGTCGTCAATTACTTCATACAGTAATGTTAAGTCAGGATCTTCAGCCGTTGCCGAACGCTTAGCTTCCTTCCACTTTTTTAAGTCAATACGCTGGAAGCTGGTGCTGCTTGGCTTAATTAATGTACTAAGCGGTTGCCCTCTTCTCAACGCTGCCTCAACAAGTATTTCGTTGTCAGGAACAAACTTTAGAATTTTGTGTGATGCGCCCACGCGCGAATTTGTACTCATATCTTTAGTAATAATGATCTAACTTTTCGTTACTGCCAGAGTGAATAAACGAGCTTCCTTCTAATACGAGTGGCCAGTCTGGATTTTCATCTCCGTTCTTTACATCATCAAGCCACTCAATTGCTGATGCAAATGCATTGGCTATGTCTTCAGTGATCTTGTTTGGAGCGATTGACTCCATAAAGAAGTAAATCGTCATGTTTACACAGTGAATAACTAACAGCTGGTCCCGCGGATCACTTTCCACCCAATACGCAGTTTGCGTGGCAGGATCCTGGTTAGTACCTGGCTGAAGCGCTTTATAAATCTTGTCGTTTTTGTAAGCGTATTCATCTTTCAGGTACGCTTTTGCCGCGCTCCAATCCTGTATAGATGGAAACAACTTAACAAGGTCGTACTTGTTATTCAGCTTTGCTTTAATCATACTGAATGCGCCACCCTCTGAAGTCTTCAGAATGTGAAGGTTAGTGGTTCCATTTGTGACCTGATCGCGGAAGTACTTCTTCATTCCAACGTCGAGATCCTTGTCTGTTATAAAGCTGTATATAGGCATAATAAATTAATCTTCGTAAGGTGGGATATCAACTGTTTGTCCTGCTAAAGGGTGTGTGCAATCAGACAGGAATTCAATTTTACCATTGCGTATAAAAGAATGGCAAACCATATCGCCTTTATTTGGTCTTGGCCACCGTACAAGAAGTGAAGGATTAAACGTAGGCTTGATTCTATTCCCGTCAAAGCTCCACATAGCACCACAGTTATTTTTGAACTTTGTGTGAACTGCATGGTCAATTTTGCATCCCGGACAGGTAAAAATGAAAATACCTGTGCCAATGCCGTTTTCTTGTATTTCGTGTATTTCTGCCATTACCACAATCCTTGTGAAAGCCCACGCGCACCAAGCAGCGGGAGTGGGTTATTATTAGGGATAAATTTGCTTAAGTAAGAGATTGCGCCTTCATCAGCATCTGGTCCATCATCGTGCGACTTATAACCAGGCTCAATACCTTTTAACTGGCTAATGCCTGTTTGCATGTCGATGTTGTACTTCTCAGCCTCATTATAGTACGCCTTGCCGTTTTGGTAGTATGGCTGTAAGCTAACGATGCGATCAAATTTGTTTTTAACCGGACGGTCGCACTGAATAAGCGATAGCGGATAACCAGTTTCCTTTACAACTTCTTCCAGTGTCATTTTAAGAGCATCATTCCAGAACTGCGACTCAAACCTCCAGTGTATCTTAACAGTTGGCTCCCCGTCTTTTTTCGGCAACGCCTTCTCGTAATCAATCATCCAAAGCAGAACAGCTTTCATTTTGCACTTTCGAACAAACGCTTTAATGTGATAAAAGTCGTTACCCAAGAGCCCCCATACTTTCACTGCGTTGTAGTCACCTGTTTCGGTACCAGCGTAAGCCACGTCCCAGTGTCCAACAATAGTGTCGAACTTAGTAAGCTTTGGGATAGGTCTCCACTGAATCTGTTCATCCTTGAATATCTCGCCCTCAATTTGAGGGTTGTTCATGAACTCCTTCTGAAACGCATATTCTCCAATAGCTCGTCTTCGTGCTTCAAAAAACTCTCTGGTATATTTCGCTTTCCAGCTTGGCTCACCCTTGCTGTTGATGGCGTTTACTATGCGGTGTTTGACACCCGGACGTTTTATAAGATTAGTTAATATAGTGTTGGTGCCTATGCGGTTATTTACCAGTACGAAGCGAGCGCGTATGTTATCCATTGTGTTGAACACCGCTTCCAGTATCCAGTTTACAATTTCCTTAACGCGTTTCTGATTCTTCACTAGCTGATCATCGTCTATATCATCACAAACGATGTAGTCAGGCCTGTGCTGGCGGTAACGTAAACCGCGCGGACTTTGACCGCGTCCGAGACTAAAAAACGCTTTACCATTCTTTGTAACAAAGTTTCCTTCTTCCCAGTTACCAATACCCATTTGCTCACCGAAGTCTGCAATTATTTGCGGATTCGCTTCAAACTCTGCTTGAAGATCACTTAAAAGGGTTTTAGCATCTTCCTCGCTTTTGCCAATTAACAACATAACATTCATGTCATCGTTCATCCATAGCCAGAAAGGAATCATTATCGTAAAATGCGTACTCTTCGCGTGAGCACGAGCCCACTCTTCAACCCCTACGTGAAATTTATTGTTACGGATATCATTAGCAGCCTGAATGTGGAAATCTGCACATTCACACTCTGCATAGTGAGGAAAGTAATAACTCACCATGTAGGCGTAATCTTTTTTGCAACGCTCTATACGTTCCTTTTTTTCACTGGCAGTTTCATGCAGGTTAACCCTGCTTGAACGCTGAATGTGCGTAAGCTTGTCAAGATACCTTTCTAAGGCTAATTTATCGTCTTTCCTGATCATTTAAACTCTCCTGCAAGTGCTGTTAAATATTCACGTTGGAATTCTATTAACTCCATAAACAACTTCGCGTCTCGCGCGTTAAGTGCAGCCATAAACTTTTCTATGCAATGAATGTGAACGCGTAACGAGGTGCGTCCTTCTTTTTGTATCCGGTCAATCATTGCGGCTACCTTGCTCATCTCATCAATTACAGAAGCGTAATCCGATTTGTCTTCTTCCGTTTTTGTTTTCTTCTTTTCGAATTCCAGACGCTTGTCGAGAAGCAAACCAAGAAGCTCGTTGTGTTTAGAGATTAGAACATCAGGTGAAGACTGCTTTGCAAGGCGCAGGTTCTTCCAGTTTCCAGCTTCAGCCCACTTGCCAATTGTCTTCTCAGAAGCTTTAATTCGTTTGGAAATTTCCTTCGCTGTTAGGCAGTGATCGATGTAAAGCGATTGTGCAATTTGTCTTTCAGCATCTTTAGCCATACCACAAAGTTGGCATAATAAAGAGCTGTATAGAAATTACAGTTTCATGATGGTGCTGAAACCCGCACTATCATGGTGTTCAAAAGCATACCATCATGGAGCTAATATTTTTTTCTGGCTGAAAACCAACCAAACTTTGTACTCACGACAGGTGTAAAATCAAACCTTAAAATCTTGAAAAGAAGTCTCAAAATATCAGCAGAAGCGAAAGATAACAAAGCGATTATCCGTATAGACGGTTATATATCGCAATGGTATAATCACGCCGCTGGATTTAAAGCAAAGCTTGATCAGTTAATAGCTGATGGAATCACAGAAGCTGAGATTTACATTAATTCAGGCGGAGGATCATGCTTTGAAGCCAACGAAATTGCTAACGAACTTAAACGCTTTACTGGTTCAAAAACAGCACGCATCGGCGCATTATGTGCAAGCGCTGCAACTTATATCGCTTGTATCTGTGATAAAGCGATTGCAGCAAGCAATATGAGCTACATGATTCACAAGCCAATGCTTGACATCTCCGGCAACTCCGACGAGATAGAAAGCGGACTGAAGCTCTTAAAAAACCTTGAAGACAATTACGCGAAGACTTACTCAGAAAAGACAGGATTAAAAGAGGAGAAGATTCGCGGAATGTGGAAGAGCGATTACTGGATGAACGCCACAGAGGCTAAATCCCTTTCGTTTATTGACGAGGTTGAAGGTGAAGAATCAGAAATTACGCCGGAGGACATTCTTACACTTGAGGCTTGTGGATACAAGAATCTTCCAAATATAGCTGCCACTATCAAGCCTACCCAAACGCAAAATCCAGAAAAAACAGATATGAAAGAAAAACTTATAACCGTTTTAGCCTTAGCGGCTACCATGAGCGAAGCGCAAATTCTCGCTCACATCGAAAATTTAAAAGTAGAAGCCGCGAAAGCTGGTGAGTTGGAGCGTCAGCTTAACGATCTTAAGACAGAGAAAACAGCTTCAGAAATAAAAGCTGTTCTTGATGTGGCTGAGACAAATAAGCAAATCCTTCCTGCTCAGCGTGCATATTACGAGAAGCAGTTGAAAGGAGACTTTGCCGAAACAAAAGCTCACATCGAGTCGCTTCCGAAAGCCGCTCAGTTAACTAAAGAGGTTGGTTCTGGTACCGGTGGATCTGCAAGTATTGACCGCAGCAAGTGGACGTATGCAGACTTTCAGGAAAAGGATCCGGCTGCTCTTCAGAAGCTTTCAGAGGAAGATCCTGACAAGTTCGAAGAATTGTTTAACGCTCACTACAATCAAAAGTAGTAATACCCTCTCACTTATACAGTAACAAAACAACCGATATAATAATCTTAAATAATAAAGCAAAATGGCAGTAGCTAAAAATACAGTTGTAGTAAAAGAGCTGGTTAAATTATTCAGAGACTCTGATGACAGTTTCCTTTCAGTGATTAAATCACACGACGACAAGGTTTTCAATGATGTAATCAACTTTAATACCATCGGAGCCGATCCGACCGTGTTAATAAATAACGCGGTGTATCCGATTGCTACGGCAGGTCGTACTGATAACTCGCAGCCCGTTTCCTTGTACAAAATGGAAACAACAAACACCGAGATAACCGACGACGAACTTTACGCGCTTGGTTACGATAAAAAGTCAAGCGTTATGCAGCAGCATAAAGACACTTTAAAAGTGTCTTCAATAAAGCTTGGGGCTTGGAGTTTAGCGCCAGCAGCTAACGCCGCAAACACTCCGGTTCTTAAAACCACAGGTACGCTGTCAAACGGTCTACGCGCAATGCTTCCGGCTGATTTAATCTCTTACAAGCAGAGCTGCGACGACTTGGAGATTCCAGTTGAAAGCCGCAACCTGGTGCTTAGCGCTAAGCACGTAAACGACCTTTTGTTGACCGACCAATCATTCAGAGATCGCTATTACGCAACCGAAAGCGGCAAGATGATTAAAAATATTTACGGCTTTAATATTTGGGAGAGTATCCATAATCCGAAGTTCGACGCAACATTCAACAAGAAAGCGTTCGGTGCCGCTGGAGCTGGTACAGACCTGAACTCTTCAGTATTCTTCAGCACCGTAAATGCTATGAAGGCAATGGGATCATCTTCAGTATATCTGCGCGAAGCTTCACAGGATCCTGAGAATCGCAAAACAGTTGTAGGTTTCCGTATGTACTACATTGTTCACCCGGTGTCCGCAAAAGGATTCGGAGCGATCATAGATAACAACATTTAACCACCCATTAACCACCTATAGAGCAAGTAAACCCAGAGGAACCCCCTGCCGCGATGAAAGTCACGGCAGGGGATTAACCGAGTAACAACCTAAAAAGTAACAGATATGTTCAAAACCCTTAAACAAGAACTACTCTTTATCCCGATCATGGCAATTCTAATCGAGTTTGCCCGCAGAGCCATTATTCACTTCTACCCGGAAACAGCATTGTTTGATCGCGGTAGTGAGCTTGAATCGTTTCTCCTTTCGGTATGGCAAATTACTTGGGTAACTTCAGCTTGCTGGTTATTGATGCGTGTTGTAATGCCGGACGCATACAATGGTTTAAAACGGTTTTATCTCAATTTTAAATACCGGCCAGATAAGGAACAGGAATCATTTTCATTGAAGTTATTCCTCGTCTTCTTCTTCGGATTGGTGCTTTTACTGGCAGGAAAAAGCAATAACCATGAAACCATCCTCCGAAAAAATTTAGTTGACTCGCTCACATCACAATTACACGTCCGGGAAGTAACCGGCAAAAACGATGGTGTTGAAGTGGAAAAATATTTGCGGTTTGTAGGCCGGTATAAAGGCGACGCCTGGTGCGCTGCATACGTAAGCTACAACCTGCACTCAGTTGGAGTAACGACAGCCCCCCGAACCGCTTGGGCGCCTGTTTACGCGAATTCTAAATACGTAATCTGGTCGCCATCCCTTTTAAAGCAGCGGAAAGCACAAACGCCGAAGCCAGGTGATTGCTTCACGGTTTATCATGAAACAGCTAAACGGGTTGGTCACGTGGGTTTTATAGTCGGGCAGAATGATCATTACTTTATTACAAACGAAGGAAACACAGGTCTATCAGGAACTCGGGAAGGATCTGGCGTACACTCGCTCAAGCGCTCAAAGCACAAGATATACGCAATAACGAATTACATAACCCCTCATTTAAAAACAAATGAAAAAGCATTTAATTATACTCTTAGGAACACTGGTTCTCTTAGTAAGCAGCTGTCACAAAAAACTGACACAATCACTGGAAAAGACTTCCGAAGTAAAGGAATCTGTTACCATTCGAAAGGACTCGACATCCTTCCGGGATACAACCTTCAGAGTGAAGGCCGACAGCTCACGGATACAAGCAACGGTAACAACGGACAAAAACGGCGAGGTAAACCTACCGAGTATTGTGATCGATTCGCAACGCTCGAAAGCTTCAGTATCAATTGTAAACGGAAAGCTGGACGTAAAGTGCCATTGCAAGGATCTGGAAATCCAAGCGAAGCTTCAGGAGCGCCTGATAAAAGAACAGCAAAAGCTAATCGAATTAAAGCGGCAGGAAAAGCTAATAATTCAAACTCGGGAAGTCCGTTATACGCCGCGAGGTGTTAAACTGTTGGCATGGGCAGGCGGGCTCTCCCTTGTGCTCCTTCTGCTATTTGTCGCATTGAGAGTAAAGAAATTTTTTAATAAATAAACATAATCATGAGTGATTCTAAAAAGAGAGCATTAATGGTGGTTGCAATAGCAAACGCCTTCGTAGCAAACCCTAACGCTGACAAGATCCTTTACACAGAGGACGGAAACTGTTTCCTTCCAACTGATAAAGGCCACGCCGATTGGCATGCCAGAAGCACTAAACAAACAGTGCTTGAAGCTGAGCGTGACCAGTATGAGGAGATGATCGATAACATCGATAAGGTAAACGCCAAGTTAAAACAAGCACTTCAGGATGAAGATAAGCTTGCAGCGGACCAGGCAGATGCCGACGCTGAAGCTGAAGCCGAAGCAATAGCGAAAGCTAAAGCAGATTCAGAAGCGGAAGAACCTGAGGCGAAAGCAAAAGCTGAAGCTGAGGAAGCAGAAGCTACCGCAAAAGTTGATGCAGAAGCAAAGGCTGAAGCAAAAGCAAAGACTCGTAAAAAGTAATCCTGCTCTTCTGTCAAATAACCCATTTAACTAACCAATAAAAAGTAATTAAACGATGTTTCCGGGACCAGTAATAAATAAAGGCGATGGCAACTTAGGCGCAAAAGCCCTGAGCAGCGAAAATATTAAAGGAATAGTTTTTGGTGGTGTTCTACCAGGCGGCGGTGCAACATACACTGCGCTTAACGATTCTGTTAAGCTTATTCAAGCTTCTGACGCTGATGCCTTAGGGTTTACAGCAGCTTATGACGCGGCCAATAAAGTGCTTGTTCGTTACCATATCAATGAGTTCTTCCGCGTTAATCCAAACGGCACTCTATGGTTAATGGTGGTTGCACAAACTACCACAATGACTGCTATGGTTGACGTTGCCCAGAACTTTGCAAAGAAGCTGGTTAACGACTCTGCTAAGACTATTAAAGCTTTAGGTGTTGTAAGAAACCCAGCAACTGGATACACTCCAACATTAACTGGTGGAGTAGATGGTGATGTTCTTACGGCTATCACAAATGCGCAGGCGCTTGTTGATGACTTTAAATTACAGAACTGTTATATCAACAGCATTGTAATCGAAGGCCGTGAGGTAAACGGAACTATTGCAACTGTTACCGATATGCGCACCAAAACAGCGCCAAACGTTCATGTAGTTATTGCCCAGGATAAAGCTGTAGCTAACCTCGACGCTCTATATGCAAAACACGCAGCAGTTGGCACATTACTAGGATCAATTGGAATTCGCAGAGTGCATGAAGATTACGGATCAATTAACGTGATTGATAGTCCTGACAAGAGCAAAGAATATTACTCATTAAGCAATGCCGCAACTGGCGAATGGCTTCAGCCAGCAATCAGTTCAGGTACGCTTATGAGTGCACTGACAGCGGCTGAATTAAAAACCCTTAAGGATCGCGCGTACCTGTATGCTGATTCTTATCCAGAATATCCTGGTGTTTATTGGGTTGGAAGTGCAGCATGTACTGTACTAACCAGTGACTTTGCTTACGGAACAAACACACGCGTGTGGAATCGTGGCGCACGTATTGCCATTCAAAAGCTTACTCCTAAAACCAACTCAAATGTTGAAACGGATGCAGCTGGCAACATTAGTGCAACTACAGCATCGGAATGGCAGGAGGATGTAAATAACTCCCGAAACGGCTTAGGAACTCTGGTGGTTGATGGCCACGCCACCAAAACAGCTTGTTACATTGCACAGAACCAACAGGTATATACTAACTCAACGGTGATCGTTGGTATGACCATCAAACCTTACGCTTATTCGCGTGAAATCACCGGAAACTTAGCATTCAGTATTAATTAAAATTCGAAATAAAGATGGCACAAGCTACTATTATAAACAAGTTCGGGAAAATTACAGGCTGGAACGCTATTACAACTCGCATGCTAGGTCGTGATCTGGAGGCAATTGCCGAATTGTCATACACAGATAACCAGCAAATGGAAAATGAGTATGGTGCTGGAAAGTATCCTATTGGCCAATCCGAAGGTAACTACGCCGCGAAAGCGTCTATAAGTTTATACAGCGAAGAGCTGAAAGCATTACAGGCATCTTTGGCGGGCACAGGTCTGCGAATTCAGGACATACCAGCCTTTCCAATCGTAGTTCAGTATGAGCACAATGGCTTTCTGTATAAGGATGTTATTCAGAACTGTCGTTTGATGGACAATGGCCGGGAGGTTAAGCAGGGAGATGGAAAGATCGTTCACAAGATCGGTGTTCTCACATCCCACATAGACTGGAACGTAAAATAAGATAATTTTTTAATCAACATACCATGCAAAACAAACCAAACGTGCAGGATGTCACTCAGGATATGATTGACACCTGGAAGCAGGAAAGAACCAGAGTAAAAAAGATCACCGTTATTTCAAAAATAAACGGTAAGAAGGAATTCATTATCGCTAAGCCAAGCCGCACAACGCTTGATGCAATCGCGAAGTACATTGACGAGAAGCAGCATAAAAAAGTGCGCGAAGTGTTGGTGGCTAATTGCGTAATGGCTGGTCCGGTTGATTTACTGGAAAGTGATATCGATCTAGGGAACGCTGTAAACGAAATGATTAACTCTTTGTTTGACAAACTGGAGGTAGTTGAGGAAAAGGAGTTGTAGACCTTCCCTTCGTTAATGAAGAAGATGGGAAGGACACATATCGAAAGATAAATATAGTGCTCAAATACGAGTTGGGTATTAAAGATCCGAAGTTGCTTCATGAAGAAGAGTTTAAAGAAGCGTACGCGGATTATCTGTACCTGCAAAAGTTAAAGCACAACTTCTTTGTACAAGCAATAAAACAAGCCATAATTGAAGTAACAAGCGGAACTGAAGAATAACATGAGTGACCAAACAACTAACTGGTATTTGAAGTTAACGGATTTGGTAACCAGTCCGCTTAAGAACATCATGTCTGCTGCAACAGCTAGTCAGGCCAAGCTTAATGATGTTGCTAATACCACCAAAAGAATTGGACAGCAAGCCGTTGTTACCGGCAAAGATTTCGGAAACAGTTTAAGCCAATTGAATGCACGACTGGAGACCTTAAAGGATCTCCAGTCGAAAGCATTTAGCATAAAGCACATGCAGAACTATCAGCGTGCTATTGATAAAACACACTCTGAAATCAATAAGATAAAAACAGCAATGATTCCTCCTGCTGGTGGTACCTGGCTGCAAAGAATGAAAGGCGATCTTATGAGCGCAGCCGATCAGGTTCCGGGATTAACCGGAGCGCTTGGCATGATCAAGAACCCTATAATGATTGCCGCCGCTGGCGCAATGGCACTCACCACTCAACTAAAGAAGAGTGTAGATCTTACCCTTGAATTTGATAAGGGGATGGCGAAGATTAATGCTACTGCTCAGTTAGGATCTAAACAGGTTGGCGTTCTTAAAGATCGTTTAAAGGAAATAGGAAGCGAAAGCGGGGGTAACTTCGAGCGCATTCCTGACGCATACGAGAAGATCATAAGTCAGACGGGAAAAGTTAACCTTTCTCTTGATATTCTCGAGACAGCAGTAAAAGGCGCAAAGGCTGGTTTTACTGATATTGACGTTGTGGCCGGAGCCCTTGCACAAACGCTTTCTGTAGTTGGTGAGCAAAACACCAATGCTTCAGAGGTTATGGATACGCTTTTGAAAGCAAAGGCACTTGGTGCGGGTGAGTTTGGCGACTTCGCCCAGTATCTTCCGCAACTTATTGCAGCTGGCCGAAACCTCGGAGTAACATTTAAAGACACAGCCGGATTATTTTCTTTTATGACCGCTAAAGGTCAGAGCGCTGCTGATTCAGCTATGCTAATGCAGAACGCATTCACAGCCCTTCAGAAAGATGATATTATTACCGGATTAGCTGGCAAAGGCATTAACCTGTTTAACAAGGATGGCATGCGCCGTAACGTTAAGGAAGTGTTTCTCGAGCTGGGCGACAAACTCAAGAGTCTTACGGATAAACAGAAAACTCAGTTTTTAATTGATATCGGATTAAAAGATGCACAAGCTCGTAATGCTTTCTCCATTCTTACTGCGGATGCTGGCAAGTTCAAAAGCATTATGGAAGGCGTTAACAACGCTATTGGAGAAACCAACGTGCAACTGGAGGCGACTGCAAACACATCGAGGTCGTGGGCTGATATTGGTGACGAGCTGAAGAATATAGGAGAGAGCATTGGCAGCTTTCTGTTGCCAGTTGTTGATACTTTAATACAAGGATTGAAAAGCATTGGAAGGGGAATTAAAGAGTTGTTTACGCTTAAGATATTACAGCGCGACACATGGAGGGATGAGGGTGAAGATGCTGTTGCTATTGCCGCAAATGCCCGAAGGGATAAAGCAATGGAGTATGCTCGACAAAGCACGCATAAACAATTTGGCACTACCGACAAGGACGTATGGAACCAAACCCAATGGGCTGTTTACCAAAAATCATACGCCTCCTGGCTAAAAGCATTTGAAGGCGGATCAAGCAAGAATATGATTGATCCGAACGAGGGTAAAGGAAAAAGCGACCTACAGAAGGGAAAAGCTGACGCGCTAATGAAACGCAACGATGCGTTCGTTGACTTCAGTAGTATGGACGATGGAAAGGGCAAGAAGGGACACGGTAGCAGATCTTCTGGCGGTGACGGATCCTCTGGATCTGGAAAGACGCTGATAATGAATTTACAGATACATAATCACTTTAAAGACGGTGTTGATAACGTTAAGCGCAAATTAACTGATCAGATAGTTGATGCCGGACGCGATGGCGCAGTAACCTTAGGAATATAATGGAGTTTCAGATACCCATAAATACATTGTTTACTCAGGTGTTTGGCATTGCTTACCCAATGATTAAACGCTTTGAGATTCCGGGCGAACCAAAAGCGCCAGAAGGTGTACTTTTTAAAGTTGGCGAAATTATCACCGAGGAGGATTACGATTTGGTATACAGCTCACTTAATACACCAGTGCATTTCTGGATGGGCTTTGATGGTGGAGATTACCTGAAGCGTGAGCAAGGTGTACTAAAGAAGGTATTTCGTAAGGGAATGTATTTGCCGTTTACAAGCGTTGCTACAATTGGTCAGGCTAAGCGATGGGAGGAAACCCCAATGAGCGGACAAGAAGGTGCTGTAATTGAAGAATACGGATTTGAACCGTGGGATATCAGGATTCAAGGATTTATAATTAAAAATGATCAGGAGCGTGTTACCGGAAAAAGCAGTGTTGAAGATCAGGTGAAAGAACTCTTGTCGTATTGGAAACTTAGCGATTCCGTAAAAGTGAAAGGTAAAATTTTTGAGTGGTTGGATATCCACCGTGTGGCGATCCACCGTATAAATTTTCCTGAAGCCAGGCAACTGGATATGAATGTAGTTAAGCCTTACGAGATAGTAATGCGAAGTGTTGAACCTTTAGAATTAATCGCGTTATGACAATATTACAATTCATTGCAACAGTTATTTCTACAGGCGGAGTCCTAACAGCTGCCGTAACTGTGTACGGTCGCATTAAAACAAAACAGATTGATGCTTTTGTAACAGAGCGCCAACAGTTTATTTCTGAGTTATCACAATTGCGCAATCAAATGACTGAGCTTTACAGTCAACACTATAAGCTAATGGCTGAGAATAGTGATTTGCGCACAAAAATAAGGGAACTGGAGAACCATGTAACTAAAAAAAGTAACCAACTTAAGGATTACAAGGCGCTTCGAAACTATCACCAATCACTTTCGGAACTGATTAACGGGGATTTAAACCCTTTGCAATTTTATACTGAGGTTAGGAGGCTCACTGAGAATGTATTTAGCGACTAATGTTAGAATAATATTTCCGGCAAGCCGTGATCGCGGAGCGTTTCTGTTCAACACGTGCAGCTCGTTCAAGTGCCAGAGTTCGTTCAAATCATTAACGGATACTGCTGAAGTTGTTATAGCTAAAACGCTGTATCTGGAAGAGCGCGGTCGTGTGTTTGAACTTCTTAAGGCTGGTGATCCCATTCAAATCGAGTCAGGATATAATATGGGATATAACAGGGAGTTTACCGGGTTCATTTCTGAAATACTTGACGACATGCCAGTGCTTATAAAATGCGAGGATGCAATGTATAAGATGAAGCGCATAGCGGTTAACAAGAGTTACGGATCTGTTACGTTGGCGAACCTGCTTCGTGCAATTGTACCCGCAGAATATTCCATCGATGCAATGGATGTTAACCTGGGGTCTATCTTCTATAAAGAACATACAGTTGCTTCAGTATTGCAGGATTTAAAGGACTCGCACGGTATTTACTCCTATTTTGTTGATAACACACTGGTGAGTGGTAAGATCTACACCGACAATCCTCAGACACAAACCGTGAAGTATTACTTCGATGGCACGAAGCGGAATATAAAAAGTAACAACCTAAAGTATCGCCGTAAGGAAGATATACGCCTCAAGGTTACGATGACAAGCCATTTAAGTAATGGCAAGAAAATCAAAGCAACCGTTGGTGATGATGATGGACAGGAGCAGCGACTTGTATGTAGTAATGTTACTGATCAAGCTCAAATAAAAGTGCTAGCAGAAAAGGAACTTGCCAGACTGAAAATGGACGGTTATCAAGGCGAATTAATAACGTTTGGAATTCCCTATGTGCGTCATGGATATACGGCAGATCTGGAGAACTTACGAAATCCCGACAGGAGCGGTAATTACTACGTTGATGGGGTAACAACAGAATTTAGAGACACTGGTGCCATTGAGCGCCGTGTTAAACTTGGACCAAAAGCAGCTAATTAATGAACGCGGGAGAAGCTGAAGAAATAAGAAAAGCTATAAGGGCGATGGTGATGAACATGATCCCTCTTAACACTGCTTGGTGTAAAGTAAAATCAGTTAACGGCTATTCATGTAATGTAGAGTTTGATGATTTGCTTATTGAAAATATACTTCTGGGTTTTGATAAAAGCGGAGTGGTTATAAAACCTGTAATAAACAGCGATGTGCTTGTTGCTTTCATTAACAACACCAGAAACATTGGGGCGGTAATTATGGTTGAGCAAACTGATTCCGTTGAAATAATGGGCAACGTGAACGGCGGCACAGTGAAAATTAATCCGCTGAAGACAGAGCTTGCTAAGTTGAATTCAAACTTAAACGTTCTAAAAGTCGCTACGCAGGCAGCCATAACAACTTTGTCAGGTATAATTGATGGAGGCGCATCGGCTAGTGCTTTCAATGCTGCAATTGCCGCCATGCAGTTGCAAGACTTAACACAATTAGAGAACGTAAAAATAAAACATGGCAATGGCTAACGGAGAACACTTTGACATATTACTGGATAACAATGGCGACGAGGTGATTGCTAATGGCGACTTTGTGTTGGGAGATGGACAATTAGATGATTGTAAAATCATATTCAAGTTAACTACAGGTTCGTTTAAAAACGACCCTATTCTCGGTCCTAACCTTCAAAAGATGATAAACTCAACCAATGTGGGAGTGTCAGAGATGAAGAAGGCTTTAAAGCTGCATTTAAGAAGAGACGGCAAAGAGCCAACAAAATTAGATATCACACCTACTGGTGAAATAAAATTTGAGTTGTAATGAGCAAGTTTATAACAGTAGATATTAACCAGAGCATATGGGACATTGCTATACAAGAATATGGTGATGCTTCAGGAGTTAAGCAGCTAATGATTGACAATCCGTTCTTAGGCTTTACGCAATCACTTCAGCCAGGCACAAAGCTCAAAATTACAGGATCAGTTATTAACCAGAATGTGGTGAACTATCTATTAACCTCCGGCAATAAACCATCCACGGCGTTCATTCCTCCGCCTGTAATTACTGTTTCTCCAACAACCTTGAGCTTTAGCAGTCTTCTTATTGGTCAGGTTTCAGCGTCTCAATCTGTGGTTGTTACGGGTACGGATCTGCTTGGCAACCTTGTTGTTACGGCTCCGACCGGATACATAATTAACACAGATAACTCCAACACAAATCAAAGCCCATTAAGTTTTGCTCCGGTCGACGGAGAGGTTAATGAAACGGTTTATGTGAAATTTGCTCCAATCGGGAATGTAAACTATAATAATCTAACGATTTCTCTTACATCGACCAATGCAATAACAAAAACAGTAACGGTTAACGGTGTAGTAACAGTACCGACGATATCGGTAGCTCCAAACTCGCTAAGCTTTCCGAACACTTATCCGGGATCAATTTCCAGCTCAATGTCCTACGTAGTGAGTGGATCAGATCTATTGGCGCCGATAGTTATAACCGCGCCAGCAGGGTATATCATAAATACAAATAACAGCTCCAGCAACCAAAGTCCTATTTCTCTATCTCCGGTTGCAGGATCTGTTTCCGCGACTACAATTTATGTGAAGTTTAACCCTGCTACTGACGTATCATACATTGGCAACATTACGCACTCATCGACAAGTGCAACTACGCAAAACGTCGCTTTATCTGGTACTGGTGCTTACGATACAGACGCGCAGGCGTACTTCAATCAACTGACTCCACAGCCTTCTACAGCGTTTAAAATCGCTATAAATACGCTTGTACTCACTTTGAAGTCTGATGGAAACTGGGCTCGTTTAGATAGACTCTGGATACATGGAGTAGAAAGTCAGCAGCATGCGCGTATCAGTCTGGTAAATCCAACTTCGACAGCCATTACTGAGGTAAACAGTCCGGCTTGGACAGCCAACTTTGGTTATGCAACAAATGGTTCTAATCAATATCTGAACACAAATTATAACGCAAGCACGAACGGAGTTAACTATCTTCTCGACTCATCTTCTTTTGGATTTTATGGCAATATTAGCGGAATCGCCTTAGGTTATTCAATGGGTTGTAACGACGGAACCCGTCGTATACAAATGGGTCCTAGGGTGAATGGGCAATTTTATTATGCTATTAATACTACTACTTTAAGTTTACCTAACAATACGGTTTCGCAAGGATCATTTGCAGTCGCAAGAACTGGCCAGAACGCGAGTCAAGCTTATGTGAATGGTAGTCAAATACATTCAAACACACTAACCAGCAGCTTGCGCCCGAACTATAACAATTACGTTGGTTGTGAAAACGCCAGTGGCACCGCAGGATCTTTTAATACCCTTACGCAATTATCATTCAGCTGGTTTGGTGGAGGTACAATATCTCAGTTAGCCTTACACAATGCGCTTCACACATTTGCAACAACAAGAGGATTTTCACTATGATAGTATTAACGCTAAATCAAAAGTCTTTTCTGGATTCATTTTTAAATGACTACAGGGAACAAATGGCCTTAGATGGTTTGAGTATCGAGCCAGTTGAAATAAAGAACTCACTATGGATATTACCAGAATCAGTTCTTGAAGATCCCCGCTGCGCAAAAGCATATAAGGCATTAGTTGACGGAGGACACTTGGCGAACATGGTAACTCGCGAGGTTTCGGAGGATGAATTAATTCAAACAACATTATAGAAATGGCAAGATCACCGCAATATTGGTACGACGTAATAATAACAGAGAAACAAACTATGTCTACGTTAAATGGTTTAGTTCCTAATCCTGATTTAGCTCAGGATTTACTAACTGATGTTACTACTACCAGTAAGGTAGCAAGATGGAGATGGTTTGTTTGGATTGTCGCGTGTGGTATTTATGCACTCGATGTATTATTTGATTTACTGAAAATAGACATGGAGGATATCGCTAAAAAATCCCGTTTCGGGACTCTTCCGTGGTACGTTCAAAAGTCTTTTGAATTCCAATTTGGAGATGTGCTTATTCAGGATTCCAATAAAGAGTGGAAATACGCGACAATTAATACCGCAAATCAAATTATAAAAAGAGCTGCTTCACAAGAAGGAGTTAATCTTGTGGTATTAAAAGTTGCAAAACTTGTAGGAGGTGTTGCTTCGCCTTTGTCTTCAACAGAGCTTTCAGCATACGACACTTATATTAAAAAATTAAAGCCTCCCGGAATTAATGTAAGTATCATTACAGATGTAGCTGACGAGTTACAACTATACATTACCGTAAATTATGATCCTCTTGTATTAAGTTCAACCGGCGAGTTGCTTTCTACTCCCGGAAGTTATCCGGTAATTGATGCTGTAAATAATTACATCGATAATATTGACTTCAACGGTGTATTTGAGCTGATGACCGCTGTTGACTATTTACAAACGGCTCAAGGAGTAAAATCAGTGTATATAACAAGTGCATTGGCAAGGTATGGTGCAAACCCATTTGTAGCCTTTACCCAGAAATATTTACCTAACGCTGGTCATCTCAAGATTGATCCGGCTAATGATTTAACAGTAACAACTACTTACACGCCTTATGTTTAATTATTCGTTTACACGAACAAAAATAATACAGGATAACCTTCCGTTGTTTCTTCAGAGGCAATGGCGAGTTGATTGGATTAAAGCGTTAATGAAACCGTTAAAGGTTATTTATACCGAGTTTTTAATTCTTAAGACAGAGTATATATACAAAGTAAGGTTTAACGGCCAACGCTGTTATCTGGAATCAATATTGAATGACAATTTTGCGCCCGGCACAACGAACATTTATATTACAGACGGCACACCAAATCAAGTTTATATTTACAATAATATCGAAGCAATGCCTCCGGTATATTTGTATAACACTTGGGATCCTAACTACAATTATAGCGTCAAAGAATATGCTTATTTGAATGGGGTTGTTTACGAATGTATAGCTGGTAATATAGGACAAAATCCAAGTTCATCAGCATCATGGAGTGCTACACCATTACAACCCACTTTCATTTACAATCAATCAGAAATAAACAGCGCGCCTGGCTTCATAGTTTGGGTTCCTAACACGCTGGTCTATGATGTAAATAAAATGAAGGCTCTGATAGACTATTACAGGTTAGCTGGAAAATCATATATAATTCAAACATACTAAATCAATACAATGGATAAATTACAAATAGGCAACGGCGGACACCCATTATTAGGTGACAACATTAAATTCGTTCAGGATGCGTGGCGATCTGGATTTTCAGGTTTATTACGCGCCTTTAACTCAAATACCATTGACGATTCTGGAAAACTATATGGATGTAATATTGTAATTGCAGGTAGTAATTATACATATACTGAGGGATACGCTTGGTTAGGAGATGAAATATATTATGTGCCAGCACAAACTACGCCACAGCCTCTTGGTGTTGGCGGTTCTGCGTTTGTGTTTAGTTTTCAAAATCAGATTACTTTAACAGGGCAATATCAGAACACAACAACTCAGAACGTTCATTACAGTAGATATGCAACCATTCTACATAACACTTCTGGAGTTTATGAAATTAATAGTGCTTGCACGTTTGAGTTTGTCCTTGCTGATTTGCTAATTACTACTGGAAAACTTACAACGCCATCTGCTCTTTCAACTGCCATTGCACCATTGGCTAATAAAACTATAGATACTTGGCATCAAGTTGGGGCGGCTGGAGAACCTGCCTATTATGCCGGTTGGTCAGATGGTGCTTCTGGTGCTCAAGGTATACGATTTAAGAAAAACGATATTGGTACTGTAAGTTTTGTGGGCAGTGCTACAGCTGGAGGTGTAGCAACAAATTCTGTATTTAATCTTCCAGTCGGATATAGACCGCAGTTTGATATTGTTATGCCTATAATGCAATACATTGCTGGAGCCACACGCACTATGTATTTAATGAAGATAACAAGCGCGAACGGGTTAGTCGAAATAGTTGATGCAATTAACTCAACTCCAACAGCGGCAGATTATCACTGGAATTTACAAATACCACTATAATAATTTAGGAGGGGGGGAATAAGTAGCCCCCCGGCTTTAAAAGAAAACTCTCACATTTTCTTAAAAACTCGAACGATGCGCGTTCTACCGGGGGACAATATCCTCCAAGAATGCGCATCGTTTTTTTTATAAGCAAATGTGAGAGTGCTACAAAGATAATCAAAGATAAATACATATGAAAACCCCAATCACTTATTACGGTGGCAAGCAAAAGCTTGCAAACACAATTATCCAGTTAATTCCGAAGCATAAGCTATATGCAGAGCCGTTCATCGGCGGAGCTGCTGTCTTTTTTGCTAAAGACCCTTCCGAAGTGGAGGTGATTAATGACACGAACCAGGAGCTTATTAACTTTTACGAGGTTGTTAAGAATGACTATCCGTCGCTGAACCAAAAGGTCAGAATATCACTTCACAGTAGGACGCTATTTGAAGATGCTGCTCACATTGTTAAGCGTCCGCACATGTTTACGCGCATTGATCGTGCTTGGGCGATCTGGTGCCTGGCTGCTCAGGGATTCTCTGGGTTAATTGACGGTAAGAGTTGGGGGTATGACATTGTCAAGAATACTACCACGAAGAAGATAACTAACAAGCGCGAGGGGTTTGGAGAGGAATACGCTATTCGCCTGCAAAACGTGCAAATTGAATGCACTGATGCGCTGCGCATTATTCGTTCAAGAGACTCGAAGGACTCATTCTTCTACTGCGATCCGCCATACTTTAACAGTGATTGTGGTCATTACGATGGATATTCGATTCAGGACTTTGAGAACCTGCTTCAGCTCCTGTCTACGATTCAAGGAAAGTTTCTTTTAAGCTCCTATCCGAGCCCCGTGTTGAAGTCTTTTGTGAAAAAGCATGGCTGGCACCAGAAAACGATTGAGCAGCGTGTATCGGTAAATAAAGGGGCAGGAAAGGCAAAAATAGAGGTACTTACCGCTAATTACCCTTTAACAACTGTTTAA